CTGGCGTTCCAAGTTGTACGACTTCAGCGCCCAGTCGGTGACCCCCAGCGCCACCACCATCCAGGCCGCGATGAACGCCCTGTGGTCCTCGACCATCCGCGGCGCCGATCGTCCTGACCTGATCGTGTTGGACAACAACTACTGGACCTACTACATGTCCAGCCTGCAAGCCATCCAGCGTTTCACCGATCCTCAGAGCGGTAACCTGGGCTTCCCGACCATCAAGTTCATGGACGCGGATGTGGTGCTCGACGGTGGTATCGGTGGCTACTGCCCCGCCAACACCGGCTTCTTCCTGAACACCAAGTACCTGAAGTGGCGTCCTCACAAGGATCGCAACATGGTCCCGCTGTCGCCCAACCGTCGCTACGCGATCAACCAGGACGCTGAAGTTCAGATCCTGGCTTGGGCCGGCAACCTGACCTCCTCTGGTGCTCAGTTCCAGGGTCGTATCCAAAACTGATTTGGTGGGCCTGTCGTGGGTCACCCTTCCCGAGGGGCTGGGGTGACCCACTCCCCTCGGGTTTTTTAAGGAAGGAAATTCATCATGGCGGCAACTTACGGCGCGGCGGTATCCGCGAATGCACCTGCGGTGGTTGACACCAACGCATCCCAAGACACCGGCGCTGTGTGCGAAGGCATTGGCCTCATCGGCGCTGACGGCGTGAGCATTGGTGGCTCGCGCATTGGTGGCTCTCCTGGCACCGATCTGAAGTTTGAAACCAACGCCTAAACGGCACACATAAGAAGGAAAACATCATGCAACAACCCACGACCCCTACCAACTTTGACACCCTTGGAGGTTTCTCCATGGTTGACGAAAGCCGCTACGCGGCCGACGGCAAACTGTTTGTCGAGTTCTATCGCAAGCCTGTCTTGCAACCCGGCAAGAGCCGCGACGAAGGCCGCGCCGTGTACGAGGAAGTCGATTACATCCGCATCTATGTGCCCGGCGACAAGTCGAGCGTGATCGAGCGTCCGGTCAACGTCATGGACGCCGAGCGTTTTGCCGATCGCTACAAGAAGTGGCAAGCCGGCCAGGAAGAGGCCGTGATCGGCACGCCTCTGTCGGCCCTGCCTGGCATGTCGCCGGCCAAGGTCGAGGAATACAAGTTCTTCAAGATCGTCACGGTGGAGCAACTGGCCGAGGCCAACGACAACCTGGGCCAAAAGTTCATGTCGTACCACGCCGACAAAAACCGCGCCAAAAACTTCATCGAGGTCGCCAAGAACAACGCCCCGGTGGAGCAGATGCGCACCGAGTTGGAAAAGCGCGACGCCGAAATCGAAAACCTGCGCTCGATGGTTGAGGCATTGCAAGCCAATGTCGCCACCAAAAAGCGCGCGGTGGCCGCTGAGCCGCAAACCGCTGAGTAAAGGAAACCGGGATGGCTTACCAGATCACCAACGACGCAACGCTGTCGAACATCGTGCAAACCGTTGCCGCGATGGTGAGTTATCCCGTTCCTCAAGATCCCGCTGGTGACCCTGATCCCGCGGTCCAACAGATGGTCCAGGCGGCCAACATGGCCGGCATCGAGTTGCTCTCGATGTACGACTGGCAGGAACTGATTAAAAACTACCTGATCCCCATCCAAGCGGATCCGCTGATCCCCAATCAGAAGGAGCGCAGTTTCAATCTGCCTGAGGACTTTTTCGATTGGATTGATCAGACCAACTGGAACCAGACCACGCAGTTTCCCTCGCTGGGTCCGGTGTCGCCGCAAATGTGGCAACAGTTGCTGATCCGCACGACCCTGCCGACGCTGTCGTTCTACTGGCAAGTGCGCGCCAACAAAATTTGGGTGCTTGCGCCCCCGAATTCGCCGCAGACCATGAATTTTTACTACCTGTCGCAAGCCTATGTGCGCGACCAGGACGACCCCGACCTGTACAAAAACCGCATGACCAAGAACGGCGACACCGCGTTGCTTGATGGCGTGCTGATGCAACTGTACACGCGGGTGAAATGGTTGGAGATGAAGGGCCTGGATAGCGCGGCGGCCATGCGCGACTTCCAGATCGCGTTTGAAAACCGCCGCGGAAGCGAGAAGGGCGCGCCGGTGCTGAGCATGGCGCGTGACTTCCGATTCCCCTACATCCAGCCGCTGGTTAACACGCCCGACACCGGGTACGGAGGTGCATCGTGATGTTTGCTTTGGCGCCTCTTGCAGTTTGTTTTAACCGCGCATGGGTGTGAGTTATGCCGCTGGTACCACTCGCACCTTTCAAAGTTCCTAGAAAGGCCGCCGCCGCTCAGGTCGCGCAGGTTTTCAACATCCCCGCATCGGTCGGTGGTCTGAACTACCGCGACCCGATCAGCGAGATGGATCCGCGTGACGCGCTGGTCCTGACCAACTTCATCCCGCGCCAGCAAGGCGTCGAGATCCGCAAAGGTTGGAAGATTCACACCGAAACCGTCAACGCGACGATTGAGTCGGTGTTTTCGTTCAAGTCGCAATCCGGCCCCGAGGACGATCGCATCTTTGCCGCGGCTGATGGTGACATCTTTGATGTGACCACCAACCCGCCCAGCACCGCGGTGACCGACACCGGTAGCGATGCCGATGAATGGTTCACCACCATGTTTGCCACGCCTGGCAACACCTTTTTGTTGGCGGTGTCCCCTGGCGCCGGGTACTGGACCTATGACGCCACCACCGGCTGGCAACAACGCACCCCGACCAACTTGCCCACCACGGTGCGCACGGTCATGGTTTGGAAGCGCCGGGTGTGGTTCACCTGCGAAAACGACACCAACGTCTATTACATGGACGATGTGGACGCGGTGGACGGCTCTGTTACCGCGTTTCCCATGGGTTCGACCCTGCGCAACGGCGGCTATGTGTCGGCGTTGATCAACTGGACGATCGACGCCGGGTTCAGCGTGGACGACTTTCTGGTGTGCGTGGGCACCGAGGGCGACCTGTCGGTGTGGGAGGGCACAGACCCGACCAGCGCAGACACTTTTCGCCAAAAGGGCGTCTGGTATGTCGGCCCGGTGCCGCGTCATGGCCAGTATTGGACCGGGTTTGGCGGCGATGTGATGATCGTCAGCCAACAGGGTCTGGTGCCCATGTCCAAACTGGTCAGCGGTCAATTCACCGATGTCCAGCAAGGCCCCGCGTCCAAGATCCAGCCGGTGCTGGTGCAGTTGGTCGCAGAGTTGCTGAACGAGCGGTATTGGGATGTGTTCCCGGTGCCGTCCAGCCAGGTCCTGATCATCAAGTTGCCGCCCAAGGGCGGCGTTTACACCCAGTTCGCCATGAACGTGGTCACCGGCGCCTGGGGCCAATTCACCGGCATCCCGATGCGCGCCACCGCCATGCTGGGTGGCCAACTGTACTTTGGCACCTCGGATGGCCGTGTGGCCAAGGGTCTGTTTGGCGACACCGATGGCGCGTCGCGCACGGCTGACGACGGCAACTTCATTCAGGCCGACATTCAGACCGCGTTCAACGCCTTCAACACGCCCGCCAACCTCAAAAAGTTTGGCATGGCCAAGCCCATCTTCATTGCGCCCACCGCGCCCAGCGTCAAGGTGCGCATCAACACTCAGTACGCCTTCAGCAATGTGTCGGGTTCGCCGTCCTATGCCGGCAACCCCGACTCGCGCTGGGACCTGTCCGAGTGGAACGTGGCGCGCTGGATGGGCGAGGCCAACACCTACCAGGCGTGGGTGGGCACCACCGGCCTGGGGTACTACGCGGCCCTGCGCATGAAGGTCCAAGGCGTGCCCGGCACGGTCTTTACATCCTGTTTACAAATGACGGAACTGGGAGGTGTGATGTGATTCAGTTCATCACCGACCAGCCCGGCGAGGCGCCCATTGTGTGGGAGTGGCTCCACAAGCGCACCAAATTGCCTTGGAGTAGCGATCTGCGGTCGGTGGCTCTGATGCGCGCCGACGGCAGCATTTCGGCCGCCGTTGGGTACAACGCCTGGACCGAAAAATCGTGCTGGATGCATGTGGCATTCGATAATCCACATTGTCTGACGCGTGATCTGTTGCGCGCCGCGTTTGAGTATCCATTTATTCAATGCGGCAAAGAGGCTGTTTATGGGTTGACGCCGTTGCACATCGAAGAGGCTTTGCGGATGAACCGCAAGTTGGGCTTCAAAGAGGTGTTGCGCACGGTCGATTGTGTGATGTTTGAAATGAAGGCCGACGACTGCCGTTGGCTAAAAGGAGTGAAACATGGGCGGCAAGAGTTCAGCACCACCGGCGCCTGATTATGTAGGCGCGGCCACCGCGCAAGCCGCGGCGTCGGAAAAGGCGACCACGCAACAAAATTACGCCAACCGGCCGACGGTCAACACGCCGTTTGGCTCTCAGTCATGGACGACTGGGTCGGTGACCGACCCCAGTTCTGGCCAGCAGGTCACCACCTGGCAACAGAACGTCAATCTCGACCCCGGCCTGCAAAACGCCTTGCAGTCGCAGATCAACACCCAGCAAGGCCGAAGCAACCTGGCCGCTGGGTTCATGGATCGCGTGCGCGGGGAGTATTCCCAGCCATTCGACTACAACAACCTGCCGTCGATGGCTGGCACGCCTCAACAGCAATACCTGCAACAGGGCACGGCCAACTATTCGCCGGCCATGTCGTTTGGCGTGAACGATCGCACCGGCCTGTTGCGTAGTGGGTTTGCTTTTGGCGGCCCTCAATCCAGCGTGGACGCCAACCCCACGCCGTTGGCGCTCAACACCGGCAACACCGCTGTGCAGGGCGGCGTTGACTCGATGGCCGGCGATGTGAATCGCAACGTCAGCACCATGCCGCTGATCAATCAGTTTGAGTCGAAGAACAACGCCCTGGCTCGCAATGTCGGACCCGAGTCGTTGCAACGCAACCTGAACACCGCCGACAACCCGGCCCTGCCGCAGTTCGACAGCAACTACCGCAACCAGGTGGCCGACACCCTCATGCAACGCATGGTGCCGGTGCAAGAGCGCCAGCAAAGGCAGTTGGAAACCAAGTTGTCCAACCAGGGTTTTCAACAGGGTAGCGAGGCATACAAACGCGCCCTGGACGAACTCAACATGCGCCAGTCGGCCGAGCGATACGACGCGCTCAACACCGCCGGCAACGAGGCCCAGCGCCTGTTCAACATGGGCATGGGTGCGCGCCAGCAAGCCTTCAACGAAGATGTCACCGGTGGCCAGTTTGCCAACCAAGCGGCCGGTCAAGCCTTCAACCAAGGGCTGAATGCGGCGCAATTCCAAAACCAAGCGACCGGCCAGGCTTACAACCAGTCGATGGGTGCGCGCCAAGCCTACAACCAGGCGCAACAGCAAGCCTTCAACCAGGCGCTGGCGGCTGGCCAGTTCGGCAACCAGGCCGTGCAACAGGCTTACGCCCAAAACCTGGGTGCGGCTCAGTTTGGCAACCAGGCCGCCGGCCAGGCATTCAATCAGGGGTTGCAGGCCAACCAGTTCCAAAACCAAGCGGCCAACCAATTGTTCAATCAGAACCTGGCCGCCGGCAACTTTGGCAACCAGGCACAGCAACAGGCTTACAACCAAAACATGGGCCAGGCGCAATTGAACAACGCCACCCAGCAACAGGCATTCAACCAAAACCTGTCGGCCAATCAGTTCCAAAACCAGGCCCTGGGGCAGGCGTCGGCGCTCGACATTGCACGCATGCAGGCCGGCAACCAAGCCGCTCAGCAACAGTTTGGCATGGGCTTGCAGGCGGCCAACTTCCAGAACCAACTGCGCCAGCAAGCGATCGCGGAGCAGGCACAACGTCGCGGCATGTCGCTCAACGAGATGAACGCGCTGTTGTCGGGCCAGCAAGTGTCGATGCCGACCTTCCCCGGCTTTAACACCGCCGGCCGCGCCGAAACGCCCAACATCTTGGGCGCCACGCAGATGGGCTACGACGCCGCGCTGGGCGCGGTCAATGCGCAGAACGCCAACAGCGCCAACATGATGGGCGGCCTGTTTGGCCTGGGGTCGTCGGCCCTGATGAGTCCGACGGCCAGCGCGTTCCTGTTCTCTGATCGTCGCCTGAAGTCAAACATCAAGCGGGTGGGTGACCACCCGATGGGCGTTGGCATTTACGAGTACACAATGATGGGAATGCCGCAACGCGGTGTGATCGCCCAAGAAGTGCAAGCGGTTCGCCCTGACCTGGTCAAGCGCCACGCCAGCGGCTACCTGATGGTGAATTACAAAGAAGTTGGAGGTGTGTGATGGCTGGTTCTGATGATTTGATGTTCGACTACCTGTTGCAGATGGGTGCGATGCAACCCGAGCAACAGGACATGAAACGCAAGCAAGAGATCGTCAACATGTTGCGCCAAAACGCCATGCAGGC